CAGTATATTGACGGAGTGACCGAGCTTCCAAAGCCTATTCCTGCCGAAACAATCAAACGTCAACGTGAATATGAGCAGAAGCAACGAGCCTTAGAGCGGAAAATCCGCAAGCTGAAACGCTATGCAGAGGGTACGCTTGACCCCGACACGGCGAGGGAGTACCGCAGGAAGCTTAAAGCGGCGCAAAAGGAATTGCGTGAGTTTATATCTCAGACCAATGCGGATGAGGGGAAGACGGTTTTGCGGAGGGATTATGGCAGGGAGAAAGTTTACGGAATTCAAGGCGATTTCAAAGCACTTAAGGGTAGTGAGGAAATAAGATTTGATACACTTAATAGTTCTTCTAAAATTGATAAAGATTTCGCTGAGGAATATCGAAAAGAATATGATAGTTTCACATCTACATTCGGCGAACTGCCGAACTTAAGAGGTGTGAATATAGCCCCGTATCAGGGCTATGATACTTATGGAGGTTATAATCCGCAAAGCTGTGAAATAACACTTTTTGGTGTTGGCGGCAAAAACGGTAAAAGCTATATTTCACAAGTTGCATTAGCTGAGAAAAAGAAAGGACAATGGTCAACATCTTCACCATATCATTCGTTTAGACATGAATTAGGTCACGCTTTACAGCAAAGAATGTCTGATGAAGACGGTTGGGATAGAAAATTAGATAAAATCAAGAAATTGGAAACATCACTAAAAAATGAATTGACAAATTTATCTGGTAGTGATATAATAGATTTTGAGAGGAAAAAACTATCACGGTATGGCTTTATGAAAACGGAGGAATTTATTTCAGAAAGCATTGCCGAATATGCAAATAATCCTAAAAAGGCACGTTATGTTTCCAAGACGGTCGTTAGAATTTTGTTGGGTAAGGAGTGATTTTATGATAATGTCACCGTCAGATGATATGTATAAGTATACGAAAAATGAGGGAGACAAAATTATCGTTGTAAAAGAAGCTCCCGAACGCGTAAAAGACGAAGCTCGTGGGGTAAATAAAATTGCTCTCCAATGTGAGGGCAAAGAATATTATACGATAGAAGAATAACGATTAACCGCTTGAAGAAATTCGGGCGGTATTTTTATACCCAACTACTCGAAAAAATTGAACTGTTGCATTTTTTGCAACAACCACTTAGCACGCCCCGAAATCAGCGTGTTATTTTTATGCCCAAAATCAGAAAGGAATGATATTATGGAACTGAAAGACACAATTGAACTTATGCAGAGTGACGACTTCAAGGAGAGGTTTAGGGCTGAGTATTATCAGACGAAAATCCGCTATGAGAAGCTACATAAAATGCTCATCAAGCTTGAAGCAGGTACGCTCGGATTTGAACCGAAATGCCCTGTGGGAATGCTTAGAGAGCAGAAATCACACATGGGATATTATTTGCAAATGCTTGAAATCCGTGCGGAAATTGAGGGCATTGAACTGTAAAATTTAATACGAATATCAGCACTTCGGAACCGAGGTGCTTTTATTATACCCAAAACCAAGAAAGCGAGGAAGAAATCATGGACGAGGAAAAGAAGAAAAAGCCCGAAGAGGAAGCCGAGGGCAAGGCTGATTCTCCCGAAACCGAAAAGGCGGAGGAGAAAGGTCAGAGCAAGACTCAGACGGACGAGCCTGCGGATAAGTCCGAGAACAAGGCTGACGGAAACGGTCAGAACGGTGACTCCGATAAGCCCGATGAGGGCAAATCGGACGGTAAGTCTGAGGACAAGAACGGTTCGGGGAACGCAGAGGTAAAGGACGAAGACAAGCCCGACAGTGCCGCTCCCGAACAGCCTAAGCTTTCCGCTGAGGACGAGCTTAGAGCCGAAAATCTCACGCTCAAAACTCAGCTTGAAGCGATGAAACTCGGCTTTGCGCCCGACTGTATGGAGGACGCCGTTACCCTTGCGGAAGCTATCGTGAAACGTGACGGCAAACGTTCCGCAGACGGAACGTCAGACATTGCGGCGGCTTTGCAGGCGGTTGCGAAGAAGTACCCCGACTGGAAGTCTGACGGCAAGGACGGAGAAAAGTCTAAAGGTGGCTTCAAGGTCGGTGCGGACAGCTCCAAAGAAAAGCCTGCCGACAGCGACAGACTTGACAAGGCATTCGGCATCAAGAAGAAAACAGTCTGAGCTAACGCTCAACAGTCTGAACTAACGTTCAGACGGAAGTTTTGCGCTTTTCGGACTAAAGTCCGAAATTTGCTGCGCAAACCACACAAAACATTCAGAAAGGACAATGAAAAATCATGGCAAACACAATTAACTATGTAACCAAATTCAGCAATCAGCTGAGAGATCTTTACGGTCAGGAGCTGACCTGCGACGCTCTCTATCATTCAAACACCGATATTCAGATAAACGGCGCAAAGGATATTAAAATTCCAACTCTGTCGGTATCGGGATACAAGGACCATGTGAGAGGTTCGCTCGGCTTCTCGGCAGGAACTTATGAAAACAACTTTGAAACCAAAACGCTCGACCACGACCGTTCAATCGAATTCGCAGTTGACCCCATGGACGTTGATGAAACCGACACGGTGCTTTCTCTTGCGAATATTCAGAGCAGATTTGAGAAAACTCAGGCAATTCCCGAACTTGACTGCTACACCTATTCAAAGCTTTATTCGGAGGCTGTCCGTGTGGGCGCAAGCGTAAAGACAACCGCACTTACATCTGCGAATATTCTCAGCGATTTTGATGAGAACCTTGAAAAGCTTGAGGACATCGGCGTACCGCTTGACAGAGTTGTACTTTTCTGCACTCCTCAGTATAAGAAGCTTCTCAAGAATGCCGAGGGTATTCAGCGTACTCTTGATATTAAAAACGGCGGCGGTATCGACAGACGTGTGCATACGCTTGACGACATCACAAACATTGTGACAGTTCCCTCTGCACGCTTCAAGACCGCATTCAACTTCACGGACGGCTGCGTGGCTGACAGCACCGCAAAGGCTATTGACTACATTCTTGTAGACCCCGAAGCACAGGTGTCCAGAGTGAAGTATTCTTATATTCACCTTTTTGCACCCGGTTCTGACAGCAGAACAGCCGACAATTATCTCTATCAGAACAGACGTTACAACGGCACTTTTGCTATTGACCATCTGTTCAAGGACGGCTGCATTATCCATGCGGCAGAATAAGGAGGGATAATACATGAAAGCAATCAAGGCTAATAAAATCTACACCATTGACGAAACGCAGAAGAGCGCATATCTTGCGCAGGGATATGACATAGCGGAGGATAACGGCGAGATAACCGAGCATTCACCGACTTCAACCGTGAGCCGTGCGGAGTATGATAAGCTTGCATCAGAGCTTGAAAAGCTCAGGACGGAAAAATCCGCTAAGAAGAATGGGTAACGCTTATCTTACACCCGACGAATATAACGGAGGTATTCCCGAAGAGGAGCAGGAAAGCCGTCTGAAACAAGCAAGCCGTGTTGTGGACAGTCTGACATTCAATCGGATTGTCAGTGCAGGGTTTGAAAATCTTACACAGTTTCAGCAGGAAATAATCAAGGAAGCGGTGGCATTGCAGGCGGATTTTGCCTACCAAAATGCGGAGCTGCTTGAAAGCCCTCTGTCCTCCTACGGCATATCTGGAGTGTCAATGTCGTTCGACCGCTCAAAGGTTCTGACAATCGGCGGAGTGACGACCACGAACGAGGTTTACGGACTGCTTTTGCAGACAGGTTTGTGTTACCGAGGGTGCTAGCCCGCACGGGGCAATTCAGCCTCCGATTAGTTTGTCGGTATGGAAAGGTTTGCGTGTCGGCTGGTCAAAAAGAGATATGGAGGTCAAATCATTATGAACTTTCCGAAGTTAGTTCCCGACAGGGTATGCACTGTGCCTGTTACGGTTTATCGCACGGACGGGCTGAACCGTGACGGTTCAAAAAAGAAAACCGTGACATTCGAGGGCAAATGCTTCCACACGGAGAAGTCAAAGCAAAAGGTTACTGCCGACAAACAGCTTATCATTCTTTCGGGCGAGGCTCTGTTTAACGGCGACATTGCCCCCGACAGCCCCAAAATTGAAGGGTATGCCGAAATCTCAGGTAAGGAATATGTAATATACGGCAGTGAAAAGGCAAAAAATCCCGACGGAACGGTAAATTACACAAGGCTTGAACTAATCTGACAAAGCTTGATAAAACTTGACAAAACAAAACCCCTGCAGTATAATAAACTACAAGGGCGACTGCAAAAACGGTAGGCGGTTTAAATCTTCCTCCAACCCGAAAGGGCAAGGGAGGTGAGTTGCATGAGTGTTTTGGAGATACTTACGTTAATCAATGTAGTAATCAACATAATCAACCTTGCTAACAACAGCAAAAAGAAATAACCGCCCCACAACCACTTGGACGGTTATTTTAAAATAATCAACCATGGAGGTAAACCGCTTACAGCAGTCGTCCTCTTTTATTTATATTATATCATATAATTTTGTTTTGTCAAGTGCTTTGGAGAAATCCGGGGCATTTTTTATTTACGTAAAGGAGATGATTTGTTGGGAGTATCGGTGGAACTTGACTATGGGGTAATCGGTGAACTTGCACAGGCGGCTTTGAAATCGGCTGAGACTGCGGTGGAGCAGGTCAGAACCGACCTTGTAAATGCTAAGACCATTCCGTTTGACACGGGTGATATGCAGAATAATCACACATTTGTGGCAAAGAATTCAGACGGTGCAAGCCTCGCTGTCAGTACGGATTCTCCGCAGGCACGGCGTTTGTACTATCACCCCGAATACAATTTTCAGCAGGGCAAAAACGAAAACGCAGGTGCTTATTGGCTTGAACCGTATCTTACGGGCGACAAAAAGGACCTTGCAAGGAACGCTTTTGCGGAAGATTTTAAGCGGAGGACGGGAGTATGACATTACTTAACATTGCCGATATG